GATGAACGGCTAGCCCTTCAAGCTGCTGGAGTTAAGTCCTTCAGGCTCTCGGACCTGTCGGAAACGTTCTCCAACGACTTCAAAGGCGGTGGAATACGGGGGACGCCTCTTAAATCGTGGGTTGCTTGCCGATTCTTGGAACCTTATCTGGCAAAGGGGGCCCGGCCTCGGTGATTGACGCCTACCTTAACCAAACTGCTCAAAAGAAGGTCACTGCACCGGCTGTATTTTACGATGGCCCGGCGGCTGCCTCGCTCGATTTAGACATGACTGAAATCGGTGAGGACTTCAAAGTTAAGATCATCGTTTCTGGTGGTGATTGTACAGGTAGAGTAGACCTCTCAGGAAAACTCGACGGCTCGCCGCTATCCGAATATAAGACTTACACAATGTGTCGAACATTTTATTCAGATTACACTTACGATAAGCTGACTTCTGTAACCACTTCGGGCTTAGCTGACGAAGATCCCATCCCGAACATCAAACTTGTGGCGGTCGATGCTGGTCATGCGGAAATCGTGACAACCACCTGGCAAGATTTTGCTTGTAGATGGGAGGACAAGGCAATTTCTTATTGGACTGAATTGGGTGAGCTGACCCTATCCGATGCAAAAGTGATATGCAAAGAGCTAATCGAAGCGGGGGATTTCATCAGGCTTGAATCGGAGGGCGGGCTTGGTCATCAAGTCATGAAAAAGAAACCGACCACGATGCTAGGCGGTTCTGAAGCTTTTAGAACATTATTGTTATGAGGTGATTGATATGGGAAGTGGATCTGGCGGAGCTGGCAGAAAAATACGATTCCCCAATACATCCGGTGGCGGGAATCTAGGGCTGTCAGTTCAAGAGATCGATCTGAAAAAAGCTCGGGAAAAGAAGGCTGGTAAATGAGTTCAGCACCCTTTCACGATGACCACCTTTGGCCCGAAGGGACCGAAGTTGAAGATCTAATAGACCTCAGACCTTTAGCCGAGGCAGCCAGTGAACCCAAGCTGAAGGCTTCAGATGTGGGTGATTGGATCTGGCCGTCAGATAACGACTTCTGCATTCCCTTGTTGCTCAAAGATCGACAGCCTCGAGGGCTGGAACTCCCTACTAACCGATGGGGGGCGAAGGCGCGGGGTGATCGAATGGTGGGGTCTACCTTTCACTTTTACACCGATGATTACCGGTTTGAGGGTTTGTGGAAGGACCCAACCAAGATCATAAATTCTGGATGTAACGCCGTTGCTGAAACAAACTTCAGCACCAATGATGAGATGCCCTTTCCGGTATTCCTTTGGCATTTGTACCGTAAGCGGTGGCTCTCTCGTTACTGGCAATCGTATGGGATTGAGATTTGGGCCGATCTCGCAGTTACGCCACGGTATCGCCAATATTCCCTTCTCGGAGTACCCAAGGGTTGGGGGGCTTACAGCTCCTACGCCTACGGAGGGCATACCATTGAATACGTGATTGAAGAGGTAGCCATGGCCAAAGAGCACGCTGGAACTGATGATATCTTAATGTGGGTTATTTGTGGTGAAGAGAGCGATCTGGAAGAGTGCAGAAAAAGGGGCTGGATTGGGACGCCCTCACATCAACAGGCATATCTCCGAAACGTGGGTGGAAAGAAGTCGCTCAAATTGCCCGATGTGAAGATCGCCACCCAAAACGAGCCTAAGAAGCCGGTCCCTTGCAAGACTCTCTTCGACTTCGTGAAAGCGTGATCTGTTGGTATTATCCCACGATTTTAATAATCATTATTTTGCGATCTGAGGCCCGATAATTCCCGGTCACGACCATTAGGACCTACAGTATAATCGATCAAAAAAATTTAAGTCAATTGAGCGCACATATTAGCGCACAATGAAGCACACATCTATTAGGCTCTCAGGCCGCCACGTCGCTTTAATCAAAGCCACAGGAGAGAGGCCTTCAACGATAGTAAGAAGGGCGTTAGATCGCTATTTTCAGCAGGAACCCGATAATGAAGATCATCTCGAAGAGGTTAAGAGACTCATTTCAGATCAAATAAACGCGCACGTTAAAGCGCACCATTTCGCGCACACTGTCGAAAGTCCAGCTCAGCCCAAAAACATTGTGCGCGCAAACGTGCGCGATAATGTGCTTAAAAATGAAGAGGATCAATATCTAAAAGCTCCTTTAGATGTGCGCAAGAATGTGCATAAAATTGTGCGCGGAGATGAAAGCACAAACGTGCGCATAACAGACCTAAAACAATATCAAGAGATACATTCAGATGTGCGCGAAATACTTAAACAGATTAAAGACATTCATGAAAGAGGCATAGAACCCACCGTCTCCGATGTGGCAAATGAATTGGGTTTAAATGCACGGTCTATGGGAAATACCCTTAGAAAGGTAGGAATTAAGGCCAAAGCCACCCGGCGAAACCAGAGAGGAGGCCGATTCTACACCTTCGACATGGGTGAAGAGATCGACAAGTTGTTAGTCGAATAAAATCAAGATATTATTGGCATTTGTGAAAAGATATATATCTCCAAAGAACGACGTTTAGATTTGAGGTATTTACCATGGCGAGTGCAAAGGTTCACCCGATCAAGGCCAATTATGTGGATAAAGGCGATGCAAGGGTGGCGGAGTTCGAGGAGGGGCTGAAGCGTGGAATCGAACAATACAAAACTGGCCAGGTGAAAGCTTTCACTAACAAAAAAGAGTTCTTGGATCACCTACGCAACCTATAACCTATTCTCTTATTGATAACATGTCCCGTCCATTAGATTCTGCGAGATATGAATATAGAAGTACCATCGAATTTGATAAGCAATTTAGGAAGCTAACTAAGAAGGACAAGGTCTTAAAAGATCGTCTACTTGGAAAGATTGATCAGATAGTATCAGATCCACAAATTGGCGATCCAAAACGCCACGATATGAAACATGCACGTGGTTCACACGTAGATCCTTTTGTCATTATATACAAGTTTGATGAAAATATTATCACATTTATATATGTAGATCATCACGATAAAGTATACAAAAAAGCACCTTCCATAGTAGCGAAATACAACAAGTAAAATAAATTTTAGAGAGTTGTCGACAAATAATAGTTTACTGTAAACGAAACTATATTGAGAGAATGAAACGGAGATAACTACATAATGATGAGTATATATACTATTGATTGATATATATCCATATCCCCAAGTAAGTAGTATACCACAAAAAGCAATAATCACGCTTTTCGTTTTCAGTACTTAAATGATATCGGAAATTGATTTAGTTTACTGTAAACTATCCTGAAACTATAATTTTTGACGAAGTTTAAGCATTCGTTTACGTTTATCATATGGACTTTGTAGAATCAAAAATTCATCTTGGGCTTCGTCTGTAGCCAATAATCGGCTGAAACGAGCTTTGCCAACTCTGAGATATAGCCGCACCACCTCAAACGCGGTCATGTGGCCGGGGCTATCTCGTAGCAATTGCTTTACCGTTTCGATCTGCTCTTTGCTTTTAGGTCCTGCTTTGTTGGGTTTTTCTAGCTTAGAAATGCGTTGCCGATCATACGCTCTTTCCCGGCCAGTGTTGGTTTGGTGCTTTTCCAATTGTACTTCCACCCCTTCTAGCCTACTCTCTAGAGATGCTACTCTATCCACCAGGTTGTTGATTATTTGTTGTTGATCGCGAATTAAACGTGTTACTTCAGGGGGTAAAATGGCCGCTAGACCGGAAAGCTCAAATTCATCAAAGATAGGGGTACCTGTTGACATGTTAGTTCACCGCTAAAATGTCGCTAAGCAGAGACAGGGCATTCAACGTTTCCCTGTTCTCCGCTTATCTTGGATTTTTGGTTTTTTGTCCTTTCTTGGTGTAGACAATATTCTATGGCGTGGCTTCTGTTAGCAAAGCGTTTGCTTTGGATTTCGTTATCCATCCAACCCAAGGTATCCGGGTCTAAGGTGATGGTTACCTGTATTCTCTTATCTGTCATGTGCTATTCTTGATAGTCATAGCTATATAAGCTTTACTTACCACAACCATTATATACCATTATGATAACCTATGTATCGGTGAACTAACATGTGTGTAAAAACCATAGAGATAATGGAACCGATAGCAGAAGACCTACCAGAAGGCGTCCACAGCGCCGAAGGGGTGGCGTTTTTAGCCAAAATGGCCGTTAGCCAGCTCCCTAAAGTGGTGTGCTTCGGATCTCCCTATTTTAGTGAGCCCACGGCTTTCATGAAAACCAGCGACAAGCGCGGCTATTACATGGTTACACTATCAGAATGTAGCTGTCCTGATTACAAATATCAAAAGGCAGGAACCGGCCAGCTCTGCAAACATCAGAAGGAATTAGCGCGAAGGTTGGAACGTAAAGCTCGAATCGATGCGCGCAACAAAGAAAGGGCAATCCAGAGAGCGCAACAGGAACCTCTCGATGAGAACCAGCTGCCTATTTTTGGCATTCCCGAGGAGATGACGGCTTGATAATCTCTTCATTTCCTTTTTGAGGGTCCTGAAAGGTGGGGCGGTCTTTCACACTTATCCATGCTGCTACATTTGGCCACCCACCCAGGAAAGCCCACAAGAGGGCGAAGGAGACCGAAATAATGAATGCAAAATGCGTCAAAGCACTCTTAACAGATTTGAGTTCTGAAAACAGTATAGCGTTTGCCGAATGGTTGGCGGACGAATGTGGTTTTGTGGTGGACTTTATAGACCCATTGGAAGAAGATCAGCTTATAGCGAGAAGAGAAAACGCCATCAAACGAGTTGCGAAATGGAAGGCAGAGCACAATTATCAATAGCTCTTCTTTCTCTTTTTATTTAGCTATTATTATAATCTTTATTTTGCGTTTTATCCTGTGGCCTAATAATCTTTTTCCCTTAATCTATGCAAGTAATCCGGCGGTGTCGGGAATGGGTAGTGGAAACAAGTAGGGCCGTGTATATTTTGATCATTGTGAATTCATAAGTTTCTAAATGCCGAAACATTTTTCATAGTTTGTAATGTTAGGACTCGCAGAAGGAGGTAATCCCATCAAAAAATTAATTCAGTATTGGTGTGTAATTTTTGTAATTGCAATGGTTGCTTTTTCTGGATGTACTGATAAATCATCTGACGCGACCAGCGACAAGAATTCAGGTGATACTAAAACCACCGGCATTACTAGTACTAAATCTAATGAAATGCCATCGAATTATATTCTGATAAATCGCAGTGCTACATTATATAATTCGATCGGGAGATACACAAAGCCAGATCCTGGAAAAGTGTTTTTATTACTTAACATGGAGATTGAAAACCACGGCTATTCTGAGTTCAGTGTCAACCCTCTTTACTTCCCCATTATAATAGATGGTGTCGAGTATTCACGTGATTCTGCGACATATGCACTTGATGACCTTGGATTTGCACCATTGGATACTGTAAAACTTCGTAATGGTGGTAAAACATCAGGGGGATTGGTTTATCAAATACCTGAAGGAAAAACGCAGTATGCCATCGAATACGATGGTATCGGATCCTACAACTTCAAGTACGGGTCTTTGCAGACCAAGGAACAAACGACCATTCCCGAACCTGAATATACTATTAAAGGCCTATCGTTTACCGCATTTCGTGATGCGTTTGAGATTGATGAAGAGAATAAAGACGGTACAACTGTATATACTTCTCAAACAGGGGTTGCGACTCAGGTGACCCGTGTTGATAGGACTAATGGGTTCTTGGTGGTAGAGATAAAGACGTATCTATCAGGCGAGGACGCGCCGATTGATAAAGATGCAGCTATCGAAGATGCGTTTGAAAAGGCCGAAAAATACATTCCGGTATATTCGAACAGGATTACTAAGAAAGGGCCGTACGATATTACTCTCTCCAATGGAGAAACTGTGGACGGTTATACATGGAAAGCACCATCTGGAGAACTCAAAGACGGAAAAGCAGAAGTGTGTTGCTTCATGCCAGATAACACAACGATCGTCACAGTCGTGGCTTCTATGGATGATAAATTCGTAGATAAATTCTTTGAAACATTGAAAATTGAGGGTATGAATTAACCCTCGACTATCCAATATTTTTCACTCGACAGCAAATAGAAAATAATCATTTTATTCTACTTTTCCCATACCTAAAAACCGCCACGCATCGGTAACCGTTAGCAGACGGCGCATTTTAGCCTTGTAAACTTAGTTTTCAGGCTTTTACCCACCCTTGTGGGCGATCAAAGACACGTATTCATACAGTCTATGGAACACACGGGTTAACAAAATGGTACCCTTCCACTTTCTCATAAGACGGGCTGAATAAAAACGGTTCTCCAATTCTATACAAATCGCTATAATGTTATATTCTTTTTGGAAGTCTTATATGGACTTCTTGGGGCAAGTGGGCTTTTGGACATATTAAAAATAGGTATTTAAGTACAACCCAAAATGAGTATATAGAATTAATGTGCATATACTTGTGCATGACTTCTGGACGTGATGGTCGCGTCAGAATTACGATCGGGATTGATCGTGATCTGATTGCATGGATCGAGAAAAATATTGAAGCGAAACGTTTTGCGACAAAGACGCACGCTATTGAGTATGCGCTTACACGTTTGCGCCAAGAATCGGATGGTGTTTGTCGCGCAAGGTGGTGGGAACATGCTCGGCTGAACGAAAAGGGTGAAGTTTGTGACCCTATAATTCCCACAGCTGAAGAGCTCGCTATGCGAATGTTCCCGCAATATCCAGCCGTGAAAAAGCCCGCTGAACTCGTGGGTTGGGCACTAAGCCCTGGACTCGATAATTGTGACGGATACGATTTTCCATATGTGTATCTTCGGCGAGTGGGGAAATTCAAGCTGGAAATTGCGACAGATCCCTCACAGATTGTTTTAAAAACAGCAGTGATAAAAATAGACGAAGGCGGTAGGGCCTGTCAGGATGATTTTGAGGCAGGGATCTATGATTTACATCAGAGAACATGGCGTCATGGTAGTACGATTGGTCTCCACACCAGCATTTACGATCTCGGCAGTTTCGCAGCTGCGCTCGTAGAACATGCGAAGAGGCTTAACGAAATATGAGGCATAGGTAGCCTTCATGTATTACAAAGACTTTCATATATTCAATCACATGTAATATTTGATGAGGTAAAAAATGATATGTGTAGAAACGGTGAGGGCCGGGGTCCAGCCGACCCCCACCAAGTTTGTCATTTCCTCCCCAACCGCAGCGAATGCCAAAGGCCTCGAGGTGGTTTGGGTGCTAGGTAGGTTATTTTCAGGACTTATATCTGTTGTGATAATTTCTGGGATCGTTAGCGGGCATATCATAAAGAGGGGGGTTTGGCATGGCCGGGAATGCCTCTGAGCTGCCCGTCATCTCACAAATTGATTTACTTTCGCGCCTAGATGCTTTGGAGGCAGAAAACCGCGAGCTTAGAGCCATAGTTGAAAAACTTTTGATTTTGAATTCCGGACCGTTGGCTGAACTTCAAGAGCTTCAAGACGCTGAAGGTGAGGAGATGGGGGCGGGAATGGCTCAAGCACGATCCCTCCAACGTCATAGGGCGTTATGTGTGTTCACAGGTTTGTTGAAAGAGTATGATGATATCGACGAGGGAAAAAACGTACTATGCTCCAAGATCAAAAAAGCCATAGAGAGGGAAGACAAACCTAAATTTGAAGCATCGGCCACTGCACATATCAACCAGCTCTTCGAACAAATGATCTGGTTTGATAGGCGGCAAGTCACCTTTAATAAGGCAGCCGACTTACTCGGTATATCCAAGACACATGCTCACCGGCTAAAACAGTATCTTTCGGCGGATTCTCGTTTTGCTATTGTAAAAGACCCTCATCACAAACAACGTCATCTTATCAGAAGAGTTTAGGAAGATAAACCGTAACATGTTACGGTTACGGTTTTGAGAATGAATCAATAGCGGCCAAATTCCAGATCTTCAAATGGGATGTTCATTTGAATAAATGTTATGTGGTTTAGTCTGAGATATAGATATAATATTGATAGATGTATATAAATAACCTATCATGTACGGTTTTACGTTTTATTTTTGTCAAACCGTAACTGCAACATGTTACGGTTTTATCCACTCACACTTAGCAAAAAATCATGTTAAAGTGGTGCACAATAAAAAAACTCTGTTGAATTCATGCATTCAGCATATGGTCCCGCCCACAGATCATATCTTGAAGACGGGTTGCATTCCTCACATGGCCTATATCCCAGCGACTCCGCCTCGTTTGGACTTGAAAACCAGATCAGATTTTCAGGCTCTATTTCCTTTGCAGCTGCACACCAACAATAGTGATACACGTCAGATTTCTTGGAACCTACAAGAGTTGTGTCTAGGCAACAAGTGAGCCAGTAGTCATCGTACACTTCCAAAGCGCACGTTTCCAAAGTTTCACCCTCTACAAAATTCGAGATTATTATACCTGTGGAGCACGGATAATCACAGTCTAGGTAATTATAGCCTTGGTAACTGTCGTTTAGGTATCTCACTTTTATATGTCGTTCAATATCAAAATCTCCTACGTATCTATCAAGATACTCCTCCGTCAGGTCTCCACTATAATCGACTTGCCTATATTCAAGGTCTGCTACACCTGTCGTATGGACCTTGAGGGATGTACCAAGTCTCTCTTTCGAGAACTCTTTATTATATCGAAATTCTGCACCAGAATAATATGAGTTTTCTGTCCACAGGTATTCCCGCCCCAGGTATTCCCGATCGTTCAACCCCTCCCCAGTATAATCGATCGATTTGTTGCCATATAAATAGTATCCGTACAGCACGGGCTTTGTAGTGCCTGGTTCGGGGTAACGAACGGCACTTCCACTATTGTATATGGCTTCTTCGGAGCTATAATGCCCCTCTAGAGCGGTGGTTTGCTCGAAAAGCTTGCCTCCCCGATCATTGATGTTTGCATAATATGATTGAGTTGCTGCTGCTAATCTGCCGTTGGGAGTAACTTCGATTGCGGATATATCACCCTCAACTGTTCCGGATAAATGGAAGTATATGCCACCTTTGGGATAACATATGTTCCCCGAAGCCCACCCCCACATAGTTGAATTCATGAACCCCCATTCAAAGTTGGTATCGGTATCCTCACCATCAGGGTACCTGGACCAAGCACAATAGCTGTTCTCCTCATCTCCTAAACAAGGAGTTCTATCAATCTCAAAGCATGTCTCATTCTGCAGGACGACTATTTCTGCGTCGTTATCAAGCCATTGACCGGGCCCCCCCACCACACAAAAACTATGTGGCGGTATCGAGATAGGAGGAATCTTTATACAGGCTATGCTCCCATGGGTTGACAAAAGTCTCCAACCGCTTACATCAACTTCCTCATCACCTGTGTTATACAGCTCCACCCACTCATTATCCCAGTCATCTCCCGGAGGGTCGAGTTCTACTTCATTGATGACTACCTTCCCCGATACGGAAGAGGGTATGATGATTAGATATGTGACGATTATTACAAAGACGAGTCTCGTTGTGTTCCTCCCTCCGAATTTACTATACTAATGACATGATATGAAAAATGTTTTGATTATTTTGATCCACCAACCTTTAACAGCCGTTTCGTGTACAAAAAGGAAAAATTCTTATATGAATTAGGACAATAGTACAATCGAAATGGCTAAAGGAACCCCCGTTTCCGAGGCAGAAGAGGCGGCGATATGTGAATCTCTCAAATCTGGCAAATCCCAAAACCAGACGGCTAAAGACTTCGATAGAGCACCTGACACCATCCATCGAATAGCCGACAGAAACGGCCTCGTATATACGAGCCCTAAAAAAGCCCACGAAGCCAGGACCCGCTACGCATCCGAAGAGCGGATTGGGTTACTAGCCAATTGCCTCGATAAAGGCCGTGATCTTCTCGCCGAATGCGAAACACCCAGAGGTTATAAAGATCTCATGATAGGAATCGGGATCGGCCTTGATAAAAGACACCAGGAAGAAGGCGGCGGTGGGTCCTCACTTGGTGAAATCAAGCTACTCTTTTCGAAGATGGAGGCAGAATCATGAGCTTCCAAATCCCGACCGGCAAACAGCGGGACTTTTGTCTTAACTCCGATGCGAGGATCAATATAAGCCATGGTGCAGTTAGGAGCGCCAAAACAGTAGGCGCAAACGTCAGATGGTTGAAGTATCTTTGGGATACTCCGAACGAATACAATCTACTGATGGTAGGCAAAACCCAAACCAGCCTAGAACGAAACGTCCTTCTGCCTATCTCTATGTTGGTAGGCCCTCAGAACTATGATTATAAGCGATCTCTGAAGGTGGCCACCATTTACGGGCGGCATATCATGGTTGAAGGCGCTAACGACGAAGCGGCATATTCGAAAATAGCAGGCCTAACCCTCGGCGGTGCCTACGTCGATGAAGGTTCATTGATTCCTGAAAGCTTCTGGAACATGCTCATCTCCAGGCTATCAGAGAAGGACGCCCAACTTTTCGCCACATCGAACCCTGGCAACCCCTCACATTATCTCAAAAAGAAATGGATAGACCGAATCTTCGAGCTTGATTTGAAGTCCTGGCATTTTGGACTTGGTGATAATCCGCACCTTGACCCTACCTATGTGCAAGAACTTAAACGCCAATTTGGGCCGCCTGGTAGTTTATTTTACCAGCGTTATATTGATGGCCTGTGGGTGGCTGGCGAGGGGTCGATTTACAAGAACTTCAACAAAGACATTCACGTAGTCCCTCACCTTCCCGAAGGTAGGATATCCGAAATGAGGGTGGCTGTCGATCCTGGAGCAACGCACCCAACAGCTTTTTTGAAGGCGTTTAGAGTCGGTGAAAAATGGTACATCGCTGGAGAATACCGCAAATCCGACAAATCACCAGCTGAAGTATCCAAGGATCTGAATAGCTTCTTGGGGGGGATGTATCCAACGAGCATAGACGTAGATCCATCAGCGAAGGCTCACCGGCTCCAGTTTGTGGGCGATGGAATCAACGGCGTGATGAAGGCAGACAACAGCGTTTTGGATGGAATTCAAAAGACCATCACCGCCTTTGATCAGGGCTGGCTTCAGATCGTTGGCCCCCTCTGTCCTATGCTCGTTGAAGAGCTGGAAGGTTACAGATGGAACTCCAAGGCCACTGAGCAAGGCAGAGACGAACCAATAAAAGAAAATGATGACCTTTGCGATTGTTTGCGCTACGTGGTTAACAGGATCAACAAGAGCAGGCGCGTTACCATTTCTAGGAGATGTTCATAATGACTGTATTCACAAATCTAGACTTTCTTAAACCTGGTCAGAAGTGGCCACCTGATAAAGCTCGCCTGGATAGGTACGCGAGGAACCGAATGTTATTGGAAGGCGATCACGATTTTGTCTTCGCAGGATTGAATGAAGACGATGCACCGCGAATTATAAAAATGAGGTTAAATTGGTTTAAGCGGATCTGTACTTTGTTTGGAGATTTGGCCACCGGCAACCCACCTAAGATCTCGGCTGAAGAGCAAGCTACCATTGATAGGATCACCGAGGCAAATTCATTACACTTAGCAATTTACGACTTGATAACCGATCTAGTATCGCTTGGCGACGCCGTTTTCAAAGTCCGATGGGATGGAAAGCGAGGGGTCATATCCCGTATAGATCCCGGCCACTGGTTCCCTGTGGTGGATCCTGATGATAGCGCCGCCTTTACACATCACGTATTGGCCTGGGTGGTCACTCATGGTGATGAAAAGTATGCCACAATCGAGATCCACACACCCGGTGAGATCGAACATAGGTTATTGAGGCTCACCACTGATGGAAAAGAGATCAAGGAATCGGTAGGCTTGGCCACGATCCCAAGATATTCCAAGCTGAAGCCCAAAGAA